ATGTATAGTAATTGTTGTGGTGCTGAAGCATCTTATTTAAGTGATGAAATATGCGGTGATTGTTTAGAACACGCAGAATTTAATGAATAAGCAAAAGGTGGGAGTTATCCACTAACTCTAATACTTGGTCGTTGCGAGGTTACATAGGAAGCTACCCACTTTTTTTTAAAAACAAAACAGATATGAAAAAATTAATAAACAGAATTTTAGTAAAAAGAAGCATCAGACCATATAAGGTAATAGCTTTAAGCACTGGTGTAATTGTAGAACATTACCGTAATGGTAAACTTAAAACAGAATATTATGGATTGGTATAGCCCACCCGAATACAAAGAATATGAATGCACAGAATGTGGCGCAGATATAGACAAGCCAGGTGTGTGTAGTGGCACTTGTCACGAGGCAAGTATGATTTAGTTAAGTTAGTTAGTTTTGTTTAAGAGGTGCATCAGAAATGGTGTACCTTTTTTTATTATATTTACTTACTATAAAAAACCATTTTAAAAACGTTATATAAGTATGAAAGTTGAATTAACAGTACCAAGCAATTTATCAGAAATATCACTTAAACAATACCAAAAGTTTCTAAAGCTGCAAGAAAGCAATGAAGATAGTTATTTCTTACAATGTAAAATGATAGAGATATTTTGCAATTTAGATGCAAAAAGTGTTAGAATGTTAAAAGTAGGTGATGCAGATAGAGTAGTTGATATTCTTAATAATATGTTTGAAGCTAAACCAGATTTAATAAGAACTTTTAAAATTGGTGGTGTTGAATATGGTATAATACCAGACTTGGATGAAATGAGTTTAGGTGAGTATATAGATTTAGATACTTACATTGGTGATTGGCAAAATATGCAAATAGCAATGAATGTTTTATACAGACCAATTAGTAAAAAAATAGGTGAAAAGTACACTATAGTTGAATATGATGTAGATGCAAAAGAAAAGTTAGAACACATACCTATGGACATAGTTTTGGGGTCAATTTTTTTTTTGTACAATTTAGGGATAGAATTGTCGATGGTTATGGTGGACTATTTGGAAGATCCGCAGATGGACAACTTGATGCAGCAACAAACTTTTCAAGAAAATATGGATGGTATCAAAGCATCTTCACTAGCCTCGCTCAAAACGATATTAGACGAATTGAAGATATTACCAAATTAAACGTGCATAAATGTTTGTATGCTTTAGAGTATATGAAAGAAAAAGCAGAGTTAGAAGCAAAAAGAATTAAACAAAATTTTAAATGAGCAATCAAGGTGTAAGAGGGTATTATCAGTTAACATCAACAATAGAAGAACAACTACTATTAGATGTAAACAACAATACTGTTTCAATAGGTGACATAAGCAAAGTAAACCTAAACAAGCAAGACATATTTCCATTGGCACATATGATTGTAAATAGTGTTACAGCAGAAGAAAATGTGTTGAGGTTTAACATAAGTATCTTAGCTTGTGATATTGTAGATCAGTCAAAGGATAGAACAACAGATAGATTTACTGGTAACGATAATGAGCAAGATATTTTAAACACACAACTAGCGGTCTTAAATAGGCTTATACAACGTTTAAGAATGGGTTCACTACATACAGATATGTATCAACTAGATGGTGACCCAAGTTTAACACCGTTTAGTGATAGGTTTGAAAACGAACTTGCTGGGTGGACGGCTGATATAACTATTTTAATTTACAATGATATATACATTTGCTAATGCAGTTTAAAAACGTAGATGAAATATTAAACAAGTATGGTAAATATGTTGTTCAGCAATCTAGGTCAAACCTAACCAAAGATAAAAAAGGTGGTGGTGATTTATATAATTCTGTTAGTTACGTAATAGATAAAAGCCAAGATGATTTTTTGTTAGAATTTCTACTGGAAGATTACGGACCATTTGTAGATAAAGGTGTAAAAGGTAAAACCTCAACATACCCAGAAACAAGTGCTGCATTATCTAAATTCCAATATGGTAGCGGTACTGGTCCAAAGGGTGGTTTAACTAAAGGTATCAATGCCTGGCTAAAAAAGAAAAGGTTTCAATTTAGAGATAAAAAAGGTAGGTTTATGAGTTATGAAAGTATGACTTATTTAATAGCAAGAAGTATTTACAACAAAGGTTTAAAAGCAAACCTATTTTTTACAAAACCATTTGAAGCTGGTTTAAAAAGATTGCCAGATGATTTATCAAAAGCATTTGTGTTAGATATTGAAGATGGTATAATATTAGGAACAAAATAATTATGGATTGGACATTAGGCATAGCATTTCATTTTCCACATAACAGACTTATGTTAGGTTGGGAGTACATAGCAAAAGATGAAAGGTACACATACACAACAATTAGGTTATATTTATTTATAGCTACACTAACACTAGATTTTTAAGATGGCAAATTTAGCATTAAGAAACCCACAGTTTAAAAAGTTAACAATTCAAGCATCTGGTACATTATCTGTTGTATGCACAGTTTCTATTGATAGCACAATAAGATATACACTTGTAAAGAATGTACAACCATCTACAACTATAAATTTTGACATAGCAGAACTTGCAAGAGATTATATAGACATTATATATAAAACAGATTACATACCTCAAACAGTTGCAATAGAAACTATAATAACACCTTATGATGGTTTAAATGGTACTGGTAATGCATTACCATTATTGGCAGTAACTTATAATGATGTAGGTTTTGAAGCCTATGGAACATTTGAAGAAGGTGTAAACCCAGAAGTACCTTTCGGTAGAACACTATCAACTTTATTAATACCTATAAATGAAGATACAGATGAGTTTACAATATTAGCACCTAATAATCAAACTGGTAAAATACCATACCTTACAAGTAGTTTTAGAGGTGCAGATGCTTATGCTGCTGGTGATACAAGTGTAACTATTCAAGGTGTAGATTGTACCATAAAAAGAATTGACTGCACAAAATATGGCGATGGTAACAGAATTATATACATAAATAAATATGGTGCACAGCAAGATCTTTGGTTTTTCTTAAAAGAAACTAGAAACCTGGCACGAACAAATGAGGGTTACAAGTCAAACACTATAACCTATCCAAGTGGTGGTGCTACTTATTCTATTCAAGATGCACCAAACAAAGTATTTAATACACAAGCAAAACAAACACATACATTTAGTAGTGGATATTACCCAGAGTTTTTAAACCAACAATTTGAAGAACTACTATTAAGTGAATTTATTTGGTGGTCTACATTTAAAAAAGGGAGTGGTATAGTTATACCTTTAAAGGTTAAAACCTCAACAGTAGCATTTAAAACAAGTGTGAATGATAGGCTGATAGAATACACAATAGAATTTGAAGAAGCATTTGATTACATAAACAACATTAGATAAATGCGTAGACTACAATTATACATAGATGGGCAAAGAGTAGATTTATTTAAAGATGAAAGTGTTTCACTTACTCAAACAATAAAAAATGTAAAAGACTTAAAAAAGATATTTACAGAATTTACTCAAACATTTTCTGTACCAGCATCAAGTGTGAACAATAAGATATTTCAACACTATTATAACTTTAATATTTCAAATGGTTTTGATGCTAGAAAAAAAGCTGTTGCAAGATTAGAATTAAATGATTTACCTTTTAAAGATGGTAAAATAGCACTAGAGGGTGTAGAACTAAAAAACAATTTAGCACACACTTACAAGATTACTTTCTTTGGTAATACAGTAGATTTAAAAGATATATTAGGTGATAATGAATTGGCAGGTTTACCATTAAACCAAAACCAAATATATGATTACACCAATGTAAAAACAAGAATGCAATTAGTAAATAATGATATTCTTGCACCTTTAATCACACACACCAACAGACTAATTTACAATAGTAGTAGTCATCCAGTATATGATCCAGAAGCAACAATAAATAATGTGTACCCACATACTGGTGATACTCTTAATGGTGTAGCCTGGAACGAGTTTAAATATGCTATAAGGGTACAAGCTATTATTGATGCAATAGAAACTAGATACAATATTACTTTTTCTGATGATTTTTTTAATGACAACACAAACGAGCAATTTAATAATTTGTTTATGTGGTTGCATCGTAAAAGTGGTGATGTAGAACAAGCTGCACAAGTTGAGGTTATATTTACAAGGCTTGATGATTTAGTTGTAAAGACTGGTTCAACAGAATATATATCAACTGTATCTGATGGGGTTATATCTGTAAACGCACCAGTAGGTGTTACACCAGCTTTATTAAGGTATCAATTCAATCCAGTAGACAATACAGCAGTTTATAATGTTAGGGTATTAAGAAATGGTGGTACTGTTGTTGGTGAATTAAATGGGGTTACAAGTACAAGGGGTTTAGATATAAATGCTGGTTCATCTGGGTTAATAAACAACTCAACATATACAGTTGAAATATCTGGTGTTGGTGTTTCTTTTAATGCTAATCGTATTGAAGCACGATTAAATTGGTTAGAACCATTTGGCACACCAAATTTTGGAAGTGATTTATACCACAACAACGCATCATTTCAAACAGAGCAAGATTTTCAATTTAACATAGTTGAGCAAATACCTAAAATAAAGATTATAGATTTTCTTTCTGGCTTGTTCAATTTATTTAACCTTACTGCTTATGTAGATAATCTTGGTACAATAGTAGTTAGAACATTAGATAGTTACTATGCAGCAAGTACAACAGTTTACAACATAGATAAATACCTAGATACTACAAAATCAACATCTGATGTTGCACTACCTTTTAATCAAATTAATTTTAGTTACAAAGGTTTAGGCTCTTTTTTAGCAAAGCAATTTAACCAACTAACCAATAGTGGTTGGGGTAGTTTAGGTTTTACATTAGATGGTGATATTTTTGATGCACCAAGTGAGGCATATAAAATTGAAGTACCATTTGAACATATGCAGTTTGAAAGATTATATGATGCTGGTAATTCACCACCAACATCAACAGATGTACAATATGGTTATTCTGTAAATGAAAACCAACAACCATATATTGGTGAACCATTGTTGTTTTATCCAATTAGAATAGTAGGTGGTACAAGTATAAGAATAAGAGATACAGAAACATCAAATGTAGATGACATAGTAAACTATTACATACCATCAAATAGTTTGGCTTTATTACCAAGTACAAGTAAAACAAATATACATTTTCAAAACGAATTTAATGAGTATTTAGCAAATGAACCAGATAGTATAGTTGCTGGTGATAATGCATTGGGTTTTACAGATACGATTTTTGAAACTGAATACAAAGAATACATACAAGATGTGTTTAGTCTAAGAAGAAGATTGTTAAAAGTTACTGCATATCTACCTATGAAAGTATATTATAACTTACAACTAAATGACTTGATAGAATTAGGTCAAGATAGGTACAAGATAAATTCAATGAAAACAGATTTAACAACTGGTAAAACAGAATTTGAATTACTAAACACAATATTATGATTAAGAATATAATTGACTTGCTACAAGTTGTTGATGGTGAAACTGAAAACATAAGAATAGCACAAGGAAAATATAAATTAGCAGAAACACTATCAGAGGGTGTTAAACAAACAAAAAGAAAGTTAAGATGGCACAAAAAATAGAAGTTGAATTTGAGTTAAAATACAAAGATGCTATTAAGAGTATTGATAAACTTAAAAAAGAATATGCTGATCTTGAAAAAGAGGTTGTAACCGCTAATGAAAAAACTGCTGATAGTTTAGAAGCAGTAGAAAAAGGTGCAAAGGATAGTGCAAAGGGTGTAAAAAAAGTTGGTGTATCTTTAAAAGGTATTGCTGCTGCAACTGGTATTATATTCGTATTACAAAAAGCATTTGAATTTGTAAGCAGTGCCGTACAAGAGAACCAAGAAGTAATGGATAGTTTAAATGTTGTATTTAAAACTGCTCAAATAGTATTCAATGAAGTACTTGGTGTTATAACAGATGTGTATAAAAGTGTAACATCTGCATCTGAAAACTTTGATGCACTTGGTAAGGTAATGGGTGGTTTATTAACCATTGCAATTACACCTTTTAAGGTTGCTTTTTATGGTATTCAGTTAGGCATACAAGCAGCACAGTTAGCTTGGGAACAATCTATATTTGGTGATGGTGACCCAACAACTATAAAGGCTTTAAATGAAAGTATTGCAGAAACCAAAGCTAATTTAAAAGAAGTAGGTGATGAAGCGGTACAGGCGGGAACAGATGTTGTTACAAACTTTGTTGAAGCAGTACAAGAAGCGGGTGCAATAGGTTCACAACTTGTTGAGGGTGTAAAAGAAATAAGTGTTGAAGCTGCATTAGAAACTGCAAAAGCAAATCAAGCATTGGAAAAATCTGCACAAATAGCTGCTGCACAAAGTAGAATACTGCTTGAGCAATTTGATAGACAAGCAGAGATACAAAGACAAATTAGAGATGATGAAACAAAAAGCATAGAAGAAAGACAAGCGGCAAATGATGAATTAAATAATATTCTTGTAAAGCAAGAAGAAGAAATGACTAAAAATGCAAAATTAGTCAAAGCAGCGGCACAAGCACAATTTAATCTAACGGGAAAAACAGAAGATTATGTTGCGGTGTTAGAAGCAGAAGCAGAAGTACAAGCGGTTGCAGCTACGGTAACTGGGTTTAAATCTGAACAACAAACCAACGCAAACGCATTATTAAAAGAAGCAACAGAATTAACAAATGCACAAGCAGAAAGTGAAAGTACATTAACAATAGCTAAAGAAAGATTAGCAGCAGAACAAATAGAAAACGAATTATTACGTTTACAAGAATTACAAAGAATTGATGGATTAGAAAAAGAACAAGAAACTGCAAGATTACAAGCAATAGTAAATAATGCAAAAGATGGTACACAAGCAAAGGTAGATGCAGAAATAGCTTTAAATGATTTTAAACAACAATCAGATGAACAAGATTTAGCAAGAACAAAAGAAATATCTGCTGCAAAAATAGAAATTGCACAAAAAGAAGAAGATGCAAAAAGAGCATCATTAGAAGGTTATGCTGGTGCATTAAGTGAGGTTTCTGGGATACTTGGACAAGAAACAGAAGCTGGAAAAGGTATAGCTATCGCATCTTCTTTAATAAACACATACGCAGCAATTACTGGACAATTAGATGCTTTTTCTAAAGTACCAATACCAGGTTATGCTATTGCACAAGCTATTGCAACAGGTGTTGCTGGGTTTGCAAACGTAAAAAAGATTGCAAGTGTTAAAGTGCCAAATTCAAGTGGTAGTTCTTCCGTATCTGGTTCAACAACTACAACACCAACTCCACCAGCATTTAATGTAGTGGGTGCAAGTGGTGAAACACAATTAGCAGATGCGATAGGTAGCCAAACACAACAACCTACAAGGGCATATGTAGTAAGTAATGATGTAACCACAGCACAAGAACTAGATAGAAACATTATTGAGGGTGCAAGTATATAAATGCAAAATTAAAAACTAAACACGTTATATATTTATGAAGATAATAGAACTTATTTTAGATGAAGAACAAGATGATATTGGTGTAGAAGCTATTTCTATTGTAGAAAGTCCAGCTATTGAAAGTGATTTTGTTGCTTTAAAGAACCAAGAAATAAAATTAGCAGAGGTAGACAAAGAAAAGAAGATCTTAATGGGTGCTTTATTAATACCTAATAAGCCTATTTACCGTAATGGTGGTGAGGGTGAGTATTACATATACTTTTCAAAAGATACTATTGTAAAAGCATCTCAAATGTTCTTACAGAATGGCAACCAAAGTAATTCAACACTAGAACACAATCAAGCCTTGAATGGTTTAACATTGGTAGAAAGTTGGTTAATAGAAGATAAAGTACACGATAAAAGTGTAAAGTATGGAATGGATTTACCGCTAGGAACTTGGATGGGTAGTGTAAAAGTAAACAACGAAGATGTTTGGAATGAGTATGTTAAAACAAATAAAGTTAAGGGTTTTTCTATTGAGGGTTACTTTGCAGACAAAATGGAAACACCTAAAGACAAAACACTAGGTGACTTAATGAGTGAAGATGATATTTTACTTAACAAAATAAAAGATATACTAAATGCAGAGGAACAATAAAAACAAAACTTTTATACCTAGTAGAACATCACCTACTGGCGGAGGACGTGCTTGTTTATGTTGGGATACTAACAAGTATTCTATCTCTTGTTGTGATGGTTCTATGCAAGCACAAGGCATAGGTGTAATAACAAGAACAGACTGAAAATGCAAATTTTAATTTAATAATCGTTATATAAATAGTATGAAAGCAAACCAAATGTTAAACGAAATAAAAACACTTTTAAACATCGAGGTAAAACTCGAAGAACAGAAGTTAGAAAACGGTACAGTAGTAAGTGCAGAAGCCTTTGAAAAAGGTAAAGAAATATTCATTGTAACAGATGATGAAAAAATTGCAATGCCAGTTGGTGAATATCTTTTAGGAGATGGAAGATTGGTAGTTGTAGAAGAAGAAGGTCTTATTGCAGATGTTCGTGAAGTATCTGATGAGGTACCAGCCAAAGAAGAAGAAACAACAGAAGATCTAAAAGAAGAAAAAGAAGAAGAAAAAATGATGGATGAAGAAAACTATGTAACTAAAGATACTTTTAGAGAGATGGAAGGTAAAATCCAAAACCTAGAAGATGCTATTGCAGATTTGAAAGCTGACAAAGTAGAAGCTGAAAAAGAAGAAGAAAAAATGGAAGAAGTTAAAGAAGAACTTTCATCAGTAAAACCAATTAAACACAATCCAGAAGCAAGTACACCACAAAAGAAACAAATGCAATTTGCCAAAGGACAATTCAACACAACACTAGATAGAGTATTAAGTAAATTAAACAAATAAAAATGAACAAAAGAAACGTAAATTTAGCAACAACTACTAACATCACTACTACCTATGCGGGTGAGTTTGCTGGTGAGTATATCGCAGCAGCTTTATTATCTGCATCAACTATTGATGATGGCGGTTTAACAGTAAAGGCAAACATTGCTTTTAAAGAAGTAATCAAGAAGTTAGCTACAAATGCTTTAGTAGCATCTGCATCTTGTGATTTTTCACCTACATCAACTATTACTTTAACTGAAAGAATAATTGAGCCAAAAGAACTACAAGTAAACCTACAACTTTGTAAGTATGATTTTGTTAACGATTTTGAGAGCCAGTCTATGGGCTTTGGATTAGGTCAAACACTACCTCCGAAATTCACAGATTTTATGATTGCTCACGTGGCTTCAAGCATCGCGCAGAATACGGAAGAAAATATTTGGAGAGGAGATAGCGCAGCAGCATCTGTAAACTCTTTTGATGGTTTTGAAAAACTAATTGCAGCATCAGCAGCAGCGGGAGATATTCCAGCAGCACAACAAGTAGCATTAGTAGCTGGTGGTTTAACATCTGCTAACATTATAGATGAACTTTCTAAAGTAGTTGATGCAATACCAGCAGCACTATACGGAAAAGAAGATTTATTTTTATACATCGGAAGTAAAGCAGCTAAACTATATGTACAAGCACTAGGTGGATTTGGAGCAAATGGTTTAGGAGCAAATGGTGTAGCTAATATGGGAACACAATGGTGGAACAACGGAAGCCTTACGGTGAATGGTGTAAAAATATTTGTATGTCCAGGTATGAGCGACAACAAAATGTATGCAGCACAACGTTCTAACTTATACTTTGGAACTGGGTTACTAAACTCAACAAACGAAGTTAAAGTGCTAGATATGGCAGACCTTGACGGAAGTAACAACGTGAGAATGATACTCAGATTTACAAGTTCCGTACAATTTGGTATCGCAGCAGACTTAGTAGAATACGCATAATTAATTAATTAATCAATAGAAAGGGGTGGGTAGGTAATCTGCTCACCCTTTTTTTTTAAAACATAAAAAACAATGGCTTGTACATTAACAACGGGTAGAAAACTACCTTGTAAGTCCGCTTTTGGCGGCATAAAAAAAGTACTATTTGCAGACTTTGGTGGCATTACCGCCGTATCAATAGATGCTACGACAAAAGAAGCAACCATTACTGGTTCACCAACATTTTATGCATATGATGTAAAAGGAAATTCTAGTTTAGAAACTACAGTAACAAGTAGCCGAGAAAATGGAACAACTTTTTACACTCAATCATTAAATCTAACATTAACATTCCTGGATGCTAAAACTCAAGCAGAGTTACAAACTTTGGCAGTAGCAAGACCATATATAGTAGTACAAGATTACTACGGAAATAACTTCCTATGTGGATACGAAAATGGAATGGAATGCACCGGAGGGACAGTAGTGACGGGCGCAGCAGCGGGCGACTTAAGCGGCTTTACACTTACCTTTGAGGGTATGGAAGAATTAGCACCATTATTCTTGGCTACAGCACCAATATCTGCAGCTGGACAGATTGACCCAACACCGGCAGATGTACCACCTCTACCATAATTATTTATTTAGTTAGAATTAAAGGCACTCTTTTTAGGGTGCTTTTTTTTTGTTTTTACAAATTACTATTTTTTAAACGTTATATAAGTGATGATTATACTAACTACATCTGCAACAGCACAAGATTTATTATTAATACCTAGAACCTACATAAGTACGTTTACAATGGTGATTAGAGATGATAGCACAAATGTTAGTGTTGACTATTCAATAACTACTGCTACACTTGCTGGTAATTATTTAAGTTTTAGCAATATTTTTGCCCCAATATTGGTTGAAGGTCATTTTTATGATTTACAGATATTTTCAGATGTTGGGAAAACCAACACAATATATAGAGATAGAATATTTTGCACAGATCAAGATATAAACCAAACAACAAATAACCATTATAAAATAAATGAGGGGCAATATACCACATACGATGGTTTCAATAATGACTATATTGTAATATGAGAAAAAGAAACGAAAAAGGGCAATTTAGCAAAACAAAAGTATCAGAGTTTGGCTTTGTTAATTTAAGTACATACACATCACCAGAGGTAAAAGAAGTTAATGGTGCTGATTGGATTGAATACGGTGCAGACAACAACTATTTCCAAGTGCTTATAGACCGTTATAATGGTTCACCAACAAACAATGCTGCTATAAATGGTATCTCACAAGCTATTTATGGTAAAGGTTTAAATGCTACAGATAGCAATAGAAAGCCTAATGAGTATGCACAAATGATTTCTTTGTTTAGAAAAGATGTTGTAAGAAGGGTATGTTATGATTTAAAACTTATGGGACAAGCTGCAATCCAGGTTATCTATTCTAAGGATAGAAGCAAGATTGTTCAACTAGAACATATGCCTATAGAAACATTAAGAGCAGAAAAATGTGATGAAGATGGTAATGTACCAGCTTATTACTATTATAATGATTGGGCAAACATAAAAAGAACAGACAACCCTTTAAGAATACCAGCATTTGGTATGTCTAAAGAAAGCATAGAGATATACTACATCAAACCTTATAAAAGTGGTTTTTATTACTATTCACCAGTAGATTATCAAGGTGGTTTACAGTACGCAGAGTTAGAAGAAGAAGTATCAAACTATCATATCAATAATATACGTTCTGGCTTGAGCCCATCGATGCTCATTAATTTTAATAATGGTACTCCAAACCAGCAAGAAAGACAGTTAATAGAAACAAAAATTGCACAGAAGTTTTCTGGAACTAGTAATGCTGGTAAATTCATTTTAGCTTTTAATGACAACAAAGAAAGCCAAGCAGAAATAACACCAGTACAATTAAGTGATGCACACAATCAGTACCAATTCTTGTCAACTGAAGCATCTCAAAAAATTCAAATTGCCCATAGGATTGTTTCACCGTTTCTTTTAGGAATACAAACATCAAACGGATTTTCTTCAAATGCCGATGAAATAAAAACTGCATCTATTTTAATGGATAACACCGTTATAAGACCGTTTCAAGAACTTTTAATAGATAGCTTTGACCAAATACTAGCCTACAATGATATTAGCTTAAACCTATACTTTACGACCTTACAGCCACTAGAGTTTACAGAAGTAGATACAGACTTACAAGACAAAGAAACTATTGAAGAAGAAACTGGTGTTGAAATGGCAGTTAATCTTAAAAAGATAGATGGTAAAGATGCTTATAAAACCATTGAAGAAGCAGAAGCCAAAGCAATAGAACAAGGTTGTGAGGGTTACCACGAACACGAAGAAGATGGTGTTGTTTATTATATGCCTTGCAAAACACACAATGAACTAGATGACTTTATGCAAGAATTTGGTGAAGATGAAGATTTAAGCGAATGGGAATTAATCGATGAAAGAAAAGTTGATTACGATGAAGAACAAGCATTAGATTACCAAATAGACGAACTAAACAAAAATAAAAAAAGCACTTTATCTAAAATTTGGGAATTTGTATCTACTGGTACAGCAAGACCAAACGCAAAGTCAAAACAAGATGAAGATGTTGATGGTGTTGAGTTTAAAGTACGTTATCAATATGCACCTCTTAAAGAAACATTTAAGGATGGTAAAAATGTTACAAGAAGTTTTTGTGAAAAAATGATTGCTGCTAAAAAGATATATAGAAAAGAAGATATTGAACAAATGGGTAATGTTGCAGTCAATCCAGGTTGGGGTCCAAGAGGTGCAGACACTTATTCCATATGGTTACATAAAGGTGGTGAAAGAACAGATTTATACAAAGGTGGCGGTGCTTGTCATCATTTCTGGATGCGTAAAACGTATATGAAGAAAGGCAAAGGTAGTATTGACATTAAAAGTCCATTAGCGCCTACAATAAGTGTAAATGAAGCAAGGAAAGAGGGTTTTAAGCCAGAAGTAAATGATAAACTTGTAGCTAAAAGACCAATAGATATGCCTAATGAGGGTTTTTTACCAACTAATAAAAGAAGATAATGGCAACAGTATTATTTATAAATAGAACAGATTTAGTTAGAAACTCTATCATTGATGGAAATGTTGATACTGATAAATTTATACAGTTTATCAAGATTGCACAACAGATAGACATACAACAAATCATAGGTACAAATATGTATGATGGTTTAACCGCTGCTATTGTTGCTGGAATTGATTTACCAGCCAATGTAAGATGGAAGTTAATACTTGATGATTATATTGTTGAAATGCTTATATGGTATGCCCAGAGCAATTATATCCCGTTTGCAGCTTACCAAATTAAAAATGGTGGTGTATATAAACACACATCTGAAAATGCACAAACTGTAGACAAGAACGAGGTTGATTTTCTAGTAGAAAAAGCAAGAACTAATGCTGAATGGTATTCAAGACGTTTTATAGACTTTATGAGTTTTAACCAAGCTACATATCCAGAGTACACCAATAACGTGAATGACGATATATACCCAAGTTATGAGGCAACATTTAATGGCTGGGTGCTTTAGTAACAAGTTATGATCTACAAACCAAAGGCAAAGAACATTGAAAAGCTTAAAATCTTTTTAAAGAAAAAAAACAAGAAGTAATGGCAAACGAAATATATTCAAAAAGTTGGTGGGGTGATGGTGTTTGTGATAATACTGTAGGATGGGGTTTAATTTATAAACCTTATGCTGGTTGTAGTGCAGTAGATGGTTTGTTAGTTACCTTACAAGCAAGAGCAACCTATTATGAAAATGTAACTTGTACAACAGCAACTCTAACCGAATTAGAAAACATAGTATAATGAGCAACTTATTAGATAAAGCAAGTATTATATTAACACCAACTGCCTATAACACAAGTGAAGTACTTTGTGTAAAGCCAAGTGATGGAACTGGTGATTTTGATTTTTTACGTGCTACAGAAGCAACAAGAGTAAACTCACTAGGTTTAATTGAAACCAATGCAATTAATTTACCAAGAATAAATTATGAGGGTGGTTGTGGTAGTTGGTTGTTTGAACCGCAGAGTACTAATTTAATAACTTATTCGAGCGATTACACTCAATGGAATAAGTCGGGTAGTATGGTTATAACATCAAACAATGCTATAAGCCCAGATGGAACACAAAATGCATCTTTATTGACGGCAAACGCTGCAAATCAATTTATCTATTTGAGTAGTTTTTCTTCAGCAAATAGTACAATATCTTTATATGTAAAAAGAAAAACTGGAACTGGAAGCATAGAATTATCAAATAATGGAGGGGCAAGCTATACGGCATTAAGTGTTACAGATGAATGGAGCAGAGTGCAAGTAACATTTGCAACCTCAACACAGCAAACTGTTATAAAAATAAATACAAGCGGTGATGAAATTTATTTATGGGGAGTTCAAGTAGAGGCTTTAAGCTATGCCTCAAGCCTAATTCCAACCGATGGCTCAACAGTTACACGTAACCAAGACTTATGCACCAATGGCGGTAGTTTAGCTACAATAAATAGCACAGAGGGAACACTATATTTTGAATTAAACAAAGTTAATAAGCATACATCAGTAAGGTTTATAGGAATATCAGATAATACCGCATATACTAACAGAGTGCAAATGGTTTCTTTTGCTAATTCAGATTTATTTAGGCTTGAATTTGTTATTGGTGGTACTTCATTAAGTATTAATTATACTGAAAATGAAAACACTTTTAAAAAGTATGCAATTACTTATGATATTAATTTTATTAAATTATATGTAAATGGCACTAAAATAGGTCAAGTAGCTAATACAATAGGATTGCCTTCAGCGAATACATTTAATAGTTTTGATTTTGGGCGCAATGGTGGTGGCAATCCCTTCTTCGGCAAAACAAAAGCAGTTGCAGTTTGGAAAGAGGCTTTAACAGATGCAGAACTAACAGCTTTAACAACAATATAATGAATATATACAAAACAAATTTTCCAACAGAGCAAGAGGGCAAAGACTACCTTTTAAGTATTGGTGTACTCATTGAAACAGATGGAGAAATAGCATTTGCAAAAGAAACGGCAGCGGTTGTTTATATCGGTAAGGTGGTAAAGATACCCGCTACTTATGATAAAGATGGTAATATAATCACACCAGCGGTTTACTATCCTGGTTATGCTATCGATGTAATGAGTAGTTTAGTTTTAGACTTTGGTGCTTTTATGGTGTACCCAGTTGAAGCTGCGCATAGCTTTTATGGTTATCCTAGAAATGCAGAAGTGCCTAAATAATTTGTATATTTGATTAAATCAAAAAACAATATTATGAAATTATCAAAAGACGAGTTAAAAGTATTTAGAGAGCAAGAACAGAAGAAACAAGCAATCTTACACGATTTAGGTTTATTGGCTACACAATCACATACACTTTCACATATGTTTGCAGAACTTGCTATGAAGCAAGAAAATAACAAAAAGGATCTGGAAGCAAAGTATGGTAACATAGAAGTAAACCTAGAAGATGGAACTTTTAAATTAATCACAGATGAAAAAAATAAGTAAACACATTTCTTACAAGGAAGCAGTTGGTTCTAATTATGCAAAACAATACGGCATAAAGAATAAACCAAATGAAGAACAAGTTGAGAATATGAAACTACTTGCTGAAAAGGTATTTGAACCACTTAGAGAGTGGGTAGATGCACCAATAAAAGTAAATAGTATGTTCAGAAGTAAAGAACTAAATTCTGCTATTAAGGGGTCACCAAGAAGCAGCCATCTAAATGGTGAAGCATTTGATATTACAAGTATGGGTGGAAAATCAAACCTTGAGATGTTTCATTGGATAAAAGACAACTTAGTTTTTGACCAAATGATTTGGGAATTTGGCGCAGAACCTAAATGGTTACACGTATCTTATAAAAAAGAAGATAACAGACAACAAATTTTAGTAACTAAAAGAC